TCATACTTGTAGCGGCACTAAGGTATCTTGCACCTACACGTTCATAACTTTCTTCATTGCACAGCACCATACACTTAGCACCCTGTGAAGCAAAGCCATCAGGTGCAGCTATTGTACTAGCGTGAAAGCTAGTCTTACCTGTGTTAGGTCTAGCACCTACAACAACCAAGTGTCCTGCGCTGATGCCCTCTGTCTTACGCCTAAGCGTAGGTATGTTCCACTTCCATTGTGACTGTATGTCGTTGGCTTTTAATAATGTATCGATACTTGTATCATCCCACTCTACCTTGAGGTTGGGTAGGAAATCATCTTGGTAATTACTTAGTATGTTTCTCAAAGGCTCTAAGCTAGACTGTGATCCATTAACGTAATCAAAACCAAGGTTAGCAATCTCTTCACCTACTACCTGTTGAAACAGCTTAGACAATACATCATCAGCTATCTCTGTAGATAGTGGTTTCTCTCGTGCAACCTTTTGAAACAAATCACTAAAGACTAGCTTGTTAGCTGTAGTCATACTGGTATTGTTAACAAAGAACAGAGACTCTAACTCTGTGGGTGTAATGTTTTTACCGTATGTATCCATAGCGTAGTCAAGCGTCTGCTTAATCTTACGTGCATCCTTACTGAATATCTTATCAGGACAACGTATACCCTTGTGGTTATCGTAGAACTCTTTGTCCAACATAGTACGGATTAATGCTAGTTCCATCATGTGTATCTCCTCTCTCAATCAAAACTTGTCTCCTTGTTGTATACCCTAGCTAACTCTTCATCAAAAGCTTTATCTGAAGCATACCTCTTACATGCCTCTAACACTTCATCTACTGTCAAGTCAACGTAAACTTTACCTAGTGGTACACGTTCATCTATTATTGTTGTCTTCTTCATATCATCACCACATTGGATTCATCATACTAAATGTTTCGTACCAACTGCTACCCTCTAAGGCTAACCACATCAGTACAGGCACACCTACTATAAGAAATGCACACGTTAAGAATGCCCACCCTAAACCTTTTGTTGTACAGTATTGTTCAGACATAACTCTTCCTATACTTTTGAGGGAAACCTTCTTTGTTCCACCCTTTACTAACTTGTTCTGCTGCCCACGAGTAGTTCACATTCCAGTGCCTAGCTGCATCAGCTATACTCTTGAAGTCTTTACCGTGTAATCGACAGGCTCTACCTTTCTGCTGCTGTGTCGGCTCTACCTTGATACGGATATGGCATGGTACATTCTTTGGTTGCATTACTTGTCTCCTACATTCTTGGGTGCGTATACTGCACCGTTGTACTGACTACCTGTTTTGTTATCTACTCCAAAGTTAAAGTACGCTAGTACTAATAACATTGCCATTATCCAGTAGAAGGTAACCTTTACCCACTTGATAAACGCTTCGTATGTTAGCTTTGCTTCTAACTCTGCTTCTTCACTTGGTGTCATTAAACTATCTCCTCTAGTTTTTTAATGTCTGCTTCTACTTTATATTTAATATCATCATAGAGTCTCAACGCTATAGTCTCTAACCCTGTGTAAGCCTCTATCTCTCTCTTGTACTCTAGTGTTTTATATGCAGCGTCAGGATCTAATGCTACTATAACTTTGTAAAAATTATCTAAGTGTTGCATATTAGATACACTGAATGATGTACCCAGTATAGCTAGACCTGTTAAGCCTGGAAATAGTTTAGCTGCTACAGTTGCACTGATGACATCTTCTACTATCATTACGACACCACTAGGTTTACCAACGACACGAGTGAATACAGTAGGTGTCCTATCGTAACGCCTCCACTTAACCTGTCCTGTATAGGATGTACATCTACCTATAGCTCCTACTAATCTGCCTCTGTCATAGATAGGAAACACTACACGTCCATCCATTACATCGTACATCAAGTCTTCACCATACAAGCCCCACCTACCTATAAACCTTTCGTGATCTCTGTGTTCTGCAGTAGGTGTCACTACATACTCAGGCCAAGTGAATGTCTCGTGCTCAGATTCAGGTTCTTCATACCCTTTGAGCTTACGCTGTATCTCTCTTGCTGTCATGCCTGATGACACTACACCTTTGGTATTACAGTCAAGCTTATAACAGTTGTACAACAGCGCACTACCATCTCGTATAGCAGTGAATGTGTTCTTGCCTTTGCACTTAGGGCAGTCACCTCTGTGTTTGTATTCTTCTTTTAAATCAAGCGACTCCAAGTAGTTCTTAATGTTGGTCATCTTTGCTCCTCCGTTTGCTTAACGCATTACTTGCACCACTAAATGTGTTGACCAGATATGGCTTGACTGACTCAGGATTCCTGTGACCTGTCACTTGCATCAACTCAAGAGTCTCAACACCTGCTTCTACCATCTCAGTGATTGCTGTCCTACGTAGATCCATAGCTGTTAGTTTCTTTGGTAGTCCTGCAGCCTCTTTGACTTCGTTGATTGCATCATCGATGTGGTCAATTGCGTAAGGTACATACGCCCCTGCTACTGGTGTAGTCTTAGGTGCTACGTAGTTTTGGAATCCAAAGTCCTGGCTCTGTTGTCTAAGCATAGATAGTAGATCATCAGGTATAGGTAGGTGCACATCAGCACCACGTTTACTTTGTGTTAAATCAATACGTTGTGCGCTGAAGTTAATGTTTTCCCAAGTCAAGGTACGCATGTCTCCAACACGCTGCGCCCACTCGTATGCCATATGTACAATCAACCCAATGCTACGCCACCTGAAGTTACCATATGCTGTATCAAGAAACAGTAACACTTGTTCACGAGTCCACTTGACCTTGCGTGGCTTAGTGCTCTTCGTCTTGATCAAACGTACTGGGTCATTATCCATTACGTCTAACCTCAAGCTGTACTTCCATGCAGCAGACAAGATAGCCTTACGATAGTTAGCAGTACGTACACCAGACACAAGCCACTTCTCATACGCTAGGTTAGTGTGTCTAGCTTTGATGCTACGCACTGTGTAGTTACCTAAGAGTCTACCTTCTACTTTAGTCTTTAGTATTACATCCAGGTGTGTCTCATAGTCTTTCTGAGACTTAGGACTTAGACTACAGAAGCTACTACTGTGCAGATAAAAGTCTACAATAGCTGATAGCTTCGATGTATGTTTAGGTATGTCTACCATTTTCTCCTCACTTTCCAATATACCCACGCTTCTACACAATGACCTTTGCCAATAAGCATGTCAATGAAATAAACTACGTTAGGCTTTCCCTCTTTCTGCCACTGGTGATTCCTTGCGCTGAACGTCTGATTGTTCTGTCCTCCTAGTATCACGTTTATCAGGACACTCATTGCTGTCAGTAGTCTCTTTAGGTAGATTCCCAAGACTGTCAGTAATGTCATCATGGGGATCGTCTTTCTCATGTGCCTCATCATTATCATGTGTCATCTTCTTCTGTTCCTTCCATCGTCTTCACCTTTGTACGTGTCATACACGAACCACACGAATGCGAGTAGGTAAACTACGATTATTACTATAGGTATCTTATACATTAGAACAATGGCTCTCCTCTCTCATCCAATACATCTCTCCTGAAATAATTTGTGTTACTTCTCCAGGGTAAATCTATATTGTTTACTCCATCATCATCATGGGAGACAGGCAGTAAACCCATCTGCTCCATATGTTGTAGCATACTAACTGGCAACTGTGGTTCCTCCATATTTGGAAGACTCTCTGTATATTTCTTTGTCTTCATCTGTCTCTCCAAAACACTCCTTGATGTAAACAAACTCATTCGTATCATACATCTTTTTTAAATGCAATATATCCTTACGGCTGTCGCTTGAATGATAAGCAAACATCTTCTTTGTTGTCTTACTGTATATGTCTAGTGCGTAATACATACTACCTCCTCTATAATAATTTAAGTTGTACTGGTTCTTTATATACTTCATCTAATCTAGGATGTAATACTTCTCCAAACTCTATGTCACAAAAGTTACCACAATCAGGCATGATCATCTTTTGTTTGCGTCCTGCGTTTGGATCTAGTTCATCCAAGAATATTCCTCTGATACAGCTATTACCCACCTCTCTTTCTGCCCTAGCCATCTTATCAAATGACTCAGGAAAATCTATTCTTATCTTGTTCCAGTATCCCATGCCACCTTTGACACAGCCAATGCAATTATTGTTACCATAACCTAGCTCATACATTTTAGGTCTTCTTATTCCTTGCTTCTCAAGGTAGTATAGAGAGGCAGGTTTATCCATCCTTTGTTCTATCAAAGGGAAGATAGGTTTTGCATCAGGGTACTGCTCTTGAAAACGTATAGCTCTGTTTACTTCCTTTTTTGTATACTCAAAGCCAAACACTTGAGCACTGTACTCTTCGTTTCTTTCTATCCTTTGCCTTACCATCTTCTTTAGAACAAGTGTACATCTTGCACCGCCAGGACCATTTACATACTTATCTTTTAGTATAACCTCGAACTGATCTTTGTGTTTAGGTGCTCTGTCTACTCTTATCTCCTTCCCATACCAATCTTCACACTGTTCTTTGAATCTTTTATTATCGTCATGAGCACTATCAATGGCAAAGTATATAGGTTCAACATTATCTATACCGTATTCATCAATGGCTAACTTAGTAGCTACTGCACTTGTTACACCTGCACTCCACCACGCTATGACTTTCATTTCTTCCTCCTCTTTTTAACAAAGTTCTCTACTATTCTTTTGTTTCTGCATATGACAAGAACATAGCCATCCTCATCATACGCTACCCATTTCTTCTTGCGCTGCATGATAACTACTCTACTTGTAGCTCTAGACATGCTAGTGTCTCACTCTTGTTTGATACTAACACAGCAGCTTGGCTCATAGCTGCAACGCATTCTTCTTTACTATCAAATGTATCAACGTGAAAGTATTTCACTGTCTGCGATGTGATTAGTAACTGCATCCATACTAATGCCCAAACCATAATGTTATCTCCTTTTTCCTTATCGTTACTAGTATAGGGGTTATACGTTATGCTGCATCCTCTACTAATACATAACGTGTGTAGCGTTTACCTGTCACTGGGTGTGACTTGCGTATGCTGTTGAAGTTATACCCTTGTTCCTTAAGGTCTTTGATACGTCTAGGTAACGCCATGATACTGTACTGTATGATAGCCTCTAGAGTTGAGATACTACCCACTGTCTCAAGGTGTTTTATAATTGTGTTAAGTTGATTGTTAGCCATTGTGTTTATGTCTCCTTTTTAATAGCTGTAAA